TAGCGAGTCAGGCGCACCTATAGCTAAAGCTACAGTTAATATGCCAGAAGCAGAAGATCAACGCCTGGAATTATTAGAAGAGATGGGCGAATTAGATAATAAAGATGAGTTTGTATATATTAAAGACTATGCAGAGAATGAAGGCATGCTTAACTCATTGAAGGATGCTGGATTTATACTACATGAAGTAGCTACTACAACTACTAATCATGTATCTATACCACTAGTACAATTAACACCAATAGCAATGGAAGGATGGAAATAATGAACACACCTAAGTATGATGGCTATCATGTACCTCATAAATGTTCTTCAATAGATCTTAGATTACAAGAGTTACGTGATGCTGGATTTGACTGTGAAATATCACGATCAGTAGTAGTACAACATAAAGAGATTAAAGATGGCATGATATTAGATAGAGAAAATGTTATTGATATCATGCAAGGACCAACAACACCTACAAAGTATAGTGCCATAAGAAAGGATGGAACATGTATATAACTTCTTCTTCGGGTTTGTGTGGTAAAAAGTTTTTGTTGGTTTTAAACATGGAGGAACAGGTATGTCTTTTATACCATATCGGAGCGACGAAGAGCTAGTACAACTAGTAAATGATTATGACGAGTATGCGTTTCAAGATTTACCTGCTCAACTACGATTAGCACTACAATCACGAAGTATTATGTTCAGACGTAGAGAACCTACAGAACAAGAACGTAATGAAACTATAATAGATGCTAAAGAACATAGACATCTAAACAAAGAACTAACACTTAAAGATTATTTTGATAAGTATCAAGGAAAACAATTCACATTATATTAACACAGGAGATATCATGAATACATTTAGTGTACCACAATTTCTTAGCGAAATGTCAGTAAGCAAAGACGATCCAGAATTAGAATTAGCAATGGATGCTGTAGAGTTAACAGAACTAGGTTGCGATGATGGATGGTTAGCCAGACAAGAACACTTCGGAGTTGCTGGCGCAATGGAACGCCAGATAGAATACTTAGGTTCAGTGTTATTACCTAATGCAGAAGATAAGATCAAGAAGATGGCTAGTGACGGTATAATAGGCGAAAGTTATACACAAGATCATTGGTTTGGCACTACTAACTCAGATAGTCCACACGAAAGCGAAGAAATATCTTTTGATCAACAGATAGAAGATCAACAGAACTTTGCCGATGGCTTACGAGCACGTATGCGTACTGCTGCAATACGAATGGTAACAAGAATTAAAGCTCACGATGAGCTTAGTAATACATTAGGTCAGTTGACATATTCAGCTATCAAAGCTAAAGCAACAGCTAACCGTAATGCAAAAGCAACAGCGTAATTATAGGTTTAGTTACTAACCTAGCTACGTGAAGAAAGATCTGGAGTAAAATAGTAACACATATGAGAAAGAAAGCGACGAAGATGGGATAGTTAGGGAAACCTAGCTATCTCATTTTTTATTTCTCAGGTAATACTACCCTTGTCTTTGCTTAAATTATTATTTTAGGAGGTTAATATGGAAGTCTTAATAATACTAGGTGTAGTTATAGGACTGCTCCCTTTGTTTTTTATCCTATGAGAATACCACAACGAGTACCATTACAAACACCACTAAAACAATTACGTGTGGCTAGAATAGATGATACTTGGCAGATATGGTTAGCAGCTAATGGCGACTTTAGTCTTGGCTCTTTTCTTCAACTATGTGATGATAGTATTATTAACATAGTAACATGGCATCCTGATGGTACAGAAACAGTACAACAAATTGCTGATTGTTTAAATGATAATACTTTTACTCACATCTAATAATGAGATAATCAATGGGAAAATCAAATGTTCCAACAGACGTTTTTAAGAATGTGGATATGGCTGCGCCAGATGAGTGTTGGCCTTGGAAAGGTAAGATTAATAGCAAAGACCAAAGACCGTATATTACCATCGAAGGAGTTAGACGCGCGGCTTATGTCATCGTATATGAACTCTATTCAGGAGAACAGGCGATGGGAAGATACATACTCCATTCGTGCGATAATAGTATCTGTTGTAATCCTCATCATCTCAGTTGGGGTAGTCATCAAGATAATATGGATGATATGAAACAACGAGATCGTCATGGACTACCTAAGACTGTAGTAAGAGCTATTAAGACCTTACTAGATGGTAATAAGACTCATCAAGAGATAGCAACACTTTATGGAGTGTCTAGAGAATCAATAACAGCTATTAACAACGGTCGAGGAAAGAGTATTGACTACTAAGAGCTTATAAGATACAGTAAGGTTGTTAGACTCATATCTAACACCTCCCTGTGTAAAAGAACTTGCCCCTAGTACTTCACGCGTACTAGGGGCTTTTGTTTGTGTATTGACACACATCTATTTGCGTGGTAAAAACTGTTTATTGTTCAATAAAGAGCAACGGAGGTATGCATGAATAATATTACACCACTTTTTTCTCAAAAACCAAATAGACCAGAAGCATTTAACAGTGATTCTGAGTTATACTTTGATGTATGGGAACGACCAGCATTTTTTCAAGGAAGAGACGTTGGTGTTTACTATGGAGACAGTAATCATAAACATATAGTACGTATGTGGGATGGATCTCCGCTATCTATAGGACTAGTAGGCAAAAATTATAAACTATTAAAGAATCAAGAATTGTGTGAGAGTATTGAAGATACTTTCATGGATAGCTTGACGAGTGAGGAACTACATGGAGTTAGACGAAGAGATAGCGTGTCATACATGGGAGGTACATCTTTCAGAGATTACATCTTCCCGAACATTAAGGTGGATCTCAAAGGAGGAATCTCCGATATCGCCTTTCGAGCTATCGTTATTAACGGGTATGATGGCTCATCCTCTTTCAAGTTTTACCACGGAGCTATCGACTTCTTCTGTACAAATGGCATGGTCACAGGATCATATGATATGATTACTAAGAAGCATACATCAGGATTATCTATACCAAGAATGACTGATAGATTACGAGTGTCTATAGATATATTCTATAAACAAGCAGAACAATGGAGTCATTGGATTGGAAAAGAAATATGTGATGAACACGCGGAAGAATGTTATCGTGCCATGCCCAATGTTAGTGAAAAAAGAGTGCAACAACTCATGCGACAATTTCGGATCGAGGTACAATCTCACGGAAGAACAGTATGGGCATTGTATTCAGCGGCTACCTTCTACGCAACCAGTAATAGTGGAGACTTCACTGTTAGGGAAACTGGCAACGATCATCGAGCGTCTACTATTATGAATAGAGAACAACAAGTTAGAAGTTGGATTAATACTGATGAGTTCTTAGAATTAGCAGCATGATGGAGAAGCAAATGCCTGAAGAATTTGAACATGATTTAATAGGTATTCTACAAGAACATTATGGTAAAAGTTATTATTATCAATGGGATAGTGAAGAGGATGGATTTTATGTCCGAGTAAGAGTATGGAAGAAGGAAACAAATGCTTAAAGAAAGTCTTAATGATAGTGATGAAAGAAGAAAAGATCTGTTTAAAGCATGGTTACATTCATGTCCTCATGGAGCATTTCACTCTATTGAACATACTTGGGATGATGAAGCTACTCTAGGATTTCATGTAGACTTTGCACTCATTAGAAATGGAGCTGAGTAATTATGACTAAATATATTATAGTTAGTATCTTAGCATTATGGTTATCAGCATGTAGTAGAGGTCATGATGGTGGTAACTATGCTTGGATAGGATGTCATGTTGTTACTGATAACCCTCATTGTTATCCTGATAAAGATAAGTGTGTGTTTGCTTTTGGTCCAGAAGGAGATAAGAAAGCTGGTCAACGGATCTATTGGAAACAAGAAGATAAATATGGTAAAACTGGCCCTATTATGACGGCTCGTCCGTGTCGAGATGACGAATGATGGTTAGTGCAGCTGTCTTGTGCTTGGCTTTAAATATATATCATGAAGCACGTAACCAACCTGTTATAGGACAGATAGCTGTATCAGAAGTAGTACTTAATAGAGTGTTAGACGAAGCATATCCTAATAATATTTGCGATGTAGTTCATCAAGCTAAGTATGAAGAAGGAAGTAACTTACCAATAAGAAATCAGTGTCAATTTAGTTGGTACTGTGATGGTAAAAGCGACAAGCCTACAGATATTGATGCGTATAGATGGGCAATAATGTTATCAGGTAGAATATTATCTGGTGAATTTGCTCCACTAACAGGTGGTTCAATACATTATCATAATACTAAGGTAGCACCAGAATGGAAATTGCGAAAAGAAAAGGTTACACAAATAGAGGATCATATATTTTATAAGAGAAAATAGGGGATGTAAGTAATGCGAAATGAACACAACAAAGTTGTTAAATTAATATCAGATATGACAGCTGATGTAGCTGATGTAGTAGACAAAGCGTATAATGATCTGTCTAACATGTTTGATATTGATGATCGTGATAATGTGACTGTTGAAACAGCATATAATAGACACAATGCTATGGTCTGGCACAAATTATCATCAGTATTAGGTACTAAGTATAAGAAAGCAGCTGATGATTCTAAGAAAGCATTGGATATTTTATCTACAAAAGAATCTATTCCAAATGATACTGTATATATATTTGATTCTAATGTTTTTCTTTATAGTAAAAAACAGAATAGAAGTAGTTCAAGTATAGTTGTTAAGGATTTAATAACTGAACTCTCTCGGTTGGGGGTGGAAAAATCTGTGCTTGATGAAGCTGTGAGTAAGGCTACTACAGAAAGACGAGGAAATGTTTATTATAATGTGGAGATATTAGATGGTCACAACGTCGTCAACATCGAAAGCTGATACACCTATCAGTCTTGCTGATCTAACTAAGATGAGTGAGAAAGAACGTGATGACTTGCTCATTCAAATTCGTGAAAGAAGATTACGATCAGTAGTTATCTATGAAGAATTATCATTAATGAAAGCTGAAGCAAGGAAAGAACAGTTAGAAGGCCAGCTTACTAAGGCTTTAGAAATGTTCAACAAAGACTTAGTGCGCGTAGACAAAGCACTAACATCATTAGAAACTCGTGCAGTTAAATTGCGTAGCATAGAATTGGAGATAGAACAGTTATGAAGGGCAGAGAAGTAAGAGAACTATTAAACAGTACTCAAGATCCTAAGTTAATACATTGCATAGCAAGTATAGCAGAGGAAAATTCAGCAATAAATGTAGAGATGCATGCGTTAGCAAAGTTACTTGATCAGATAACTGATGTGTTAGGAGGTATAACAGAAACTATGGGCGAAATTAAAGATGCATCAGTACCTAAGAAGAAGAAGAAGAAATCATGAGTAACTTCGAGTTAATATCTTTAGAGACAAGGATGGCAACAGATGAAGACAAACATTTACCTACCTATGATCATACTAAACTTAGTGCTATCAACACTTGTCCTACGTGGGGTATCTTACGTTATACACATCACAAGAAGATGCCCGGATCAAGTAGAGCGATGGCGTTGGATGCGGGATCGGCAGCACATGAAGCTTTCTCAGCGGTACGCTTATATCAGTATGAGAAATTCCAATGCACTAACTCAACACAAAGGGGTAATGCAAGGTTCCATGCTAATAGATTATTTGGCAAGGAAAGGAGTGAGCGTATCTACAATGTACTGTCGGACACTGCAACACATAGAACTAATTGTATTAACTTCGCGCTTGAAACCTTGGAAAGTGGAGACTTCTATGACGACATCTCAGACAATAGACGTACTATATCCAACATCTCTGAATCCTTAATAGCTTATATAGATGCATATGATATGGAACGATATCCTATTTGGGTAAGAAATAAGAAAGATCCAAAGACAGACATAGGAATAGAAATCCCTTTTGATATTGTAGTAGACATACAATATAAATATAAAGATAGAGTTCCACATGAGCTTTCTCCCATATCATTTATGAAAGTAAGATTTACTGGCATATTAGATGGGCTTCATTGGAATAAAGATGATCTAATAATAATAGAAGAAAAGACAGGGGCCAGGTTAGACGATAGTTGGCTATCACAATGGATCTTATCTCATCAAATTACTGGTTATTGTATAGCTACTTCTACATTTACTAATACTAAGTGTGATCATGCATTAGTATCTGGCATGAGAATACCAATAGGTAAAGTACCAGCTGAAGGTATTCGTAGAGAGTATGTAAATAGATCTCCCTTGTTGTTTGAGAAATGGGCTAACTGGTTTGTTACATCTGTAGAAATGGAAAATACTTGGAGAGATGATGTGGTACAAGCTCCTATGTATACACACTCTTGTAATAGATACTTTAGAAGTTGTTCTTTTCTTCCTTTTTGTTCTGAAGATTCTATAGAAAACAAATTAAGTATCATAGATGAAATGGAGAATGACGAATGGAATCCTCTAAGCCAGTAGAATTTGTCTTATATAGAAACAATAGTAATACATATCTAATAGATAGAAAACATAATGGTGAAAGTATTCGCGTATGTACTACAAGTAGTCGTGCTATTGCTGATCACTTAATGAATTTACTAACACGAGGAGATGAATATGCCAAGTACGCCAACGAAAATGTCCCTTGGGACAGTTGAAGTTACTACACCTAAGACACAAGTAAATCGTATGTCTACTATTATATGGGGTCCAAGCGGTTCAGGTAAAACCACCCTAGCTGCTACTGCTCCTAGACCTATGTTATATGTTAACTTTGATCCTGACGGTACTAGTTCTCTTATGGATCAGGATGACATATATATTGCAGACTTTAGTATGGAGAATCCTAATAAAGTTGTTACATTCAAACATGACAATGCTGGCGGTATTAAACAGATACTAGATGATCATCCAGATATTAAAACTGTAGTGTTTGATTCTATTACTAGCTTCAATGAGATGTCATTACGTTATGCTGTATCAGAAGTTCGTGGTGCTACTATGGAAGCTCCAACATTACAAGGTTATGGCAGACGTAACTCTTATACTATGCAAGGTATTATGTCTGTTATTAAAGTTACAGGTGCATTAGGTAAACATTGTATATTTGTTGCACACGAAGATTCACCACAGAAAGATGAGTTATCTGGTGCTATGATGGTAAGCATCTTAGTGGGTGGTAAAATGCAATCAGAAATTCCAATCAAACTATCAGAAGTTTGGCATATGGAAGACACAGGGAAGGCTAGGAAAATTACTATACGATCTTCCCGCCTTCGCAAGCCTATGAAAAGTCGGATGTTTGTACAGAGTGGAGATAGTGATTTCACTTGGGACTTTAATCCAGAGTCATGGGAAGGCGAAGGTATTGAGGCGTGGTATGATGCGTGGAACAAGAATGGTGGTAAAAAGATTCCTTTACCATAGAAATACTACAATTAGTAGGCAACAGAATTTTAGGTACTGTATAAAGGGGCTGGACAGTATCTAGAATAATAGTAAACTTATCAGTTCCAATTTCAACAACTTACACAAAGGAGGACATTAATATGTCTGAAGAACTATCTAGTGTCGTAGAATACTCTATCGACCTTAACAAGCAAGAGCAGCCAGAGCCTCTACCAGCTGGCAAGTATACTGGTGTAATCAGAAATGCAGAAGTTAAGGAATCACAACGTGGTACTATGTATTGCGCTGTTAGTTTCCACATTGGCGCAGATCAATTCCCTGCAGATTACAAAGACGGTAATGATGACGGTATGACACTTGTATATCGTCGTGTCGGTCTGGAAGATAACCCTCAAGCACGTTTTGGTACTAAGAGATTCATCGAATCTATTGGAGCACCTTTATCCAAGCGTATTGATGTAACAGAATGGGTCGGTATGGAAGCTGCCCTTGAAGTTACTCATGAAACTTATGAAGGCGTAACACGAGCATCTATTGACCGTGTTCAAGCTGCTTAAATAATTTTACTCTCAACTTGGGGCGTTAGTATGCAAGTACTAACGTCCAATTTTTTTACGAGGTTGTTATGGCAGAAGAAAAACCAAAGTTTACACGTACTGCTCGTCCCGTATATGTCATTATGACAGTTAAAGATGATGATGGCAATGTTATGGATGTAGCAAAAGAAAATGTTACCATTTTAAGTGTCCATAAAAATTCAGATGAATTACTTGATGTTTTAGATGGAGGAAGCTTGGCAAAAGGCACATTTTATAAACGTATTGCTCTAGCCTAGTGTTTTTTGGTAGATCATTGTTTGACACACAAGCAATGATCTGCTAAAAAGAGAAATGTCTTACGAACCACCACTTCAAATCACAATATCAACTCCAAATACCATACCTATTGGCTTCGGTCCCAATTCCACAGGTAAACGGGGCGGTAATCTTCGTGTTCGTTGTACTGATAATGAGTATGACGCGATTAAGCATGAAGCAGAACTCCTTAATATATCCCTAGCAACATTTACTCGTTGGTGTGCTACTCATGTAGCTCAAAAATTATCCCAACACAGGGAAACACAATCCACGAGTAACATAATTGGAGAAGATAATGAGTCTAGCAATAGCAACAATGGAAGAGCCAACAGAAACAGATAGCAATGAAATTATATTAGATGATACTCAACAATTAGCTGTTGATGAGTGTTGTGATATAAAGAAAAGAATAGTAGCTGTCACAGGTGCAGCTGGCACAGGCAAAACCACCATACTACAAAATGTTTATCGTACTTTGTACGAACAAAATCGTGAAGTTGTTTTATGTGCTCCAACAGGTAAAGCAGCCAAACGTATTACAGAAGCTACTGGTATTCCAGCAATGACCATTCACAGGTTATTAGAATACCCTCACCCCGGTGAACGTGACGAATTAACAGGTAAAACATTAATCACTACCGATCCTAAACGTGATCGTAACAACCCATTAGATGCAAAAGTTATACTCGTAGATGAGTATGCTATGGTTAATGTAGAAGTACATCGTAACTTGTTAGATGCCATGCCTTGTGGCGGTATCATTCGTATGTTCGGTGACGCTAATCAATTACAACCTATTGAAACTAATAAAAGATTAGCCAAAGAACCCTCCCCATTCATTAAGATGTTAAATAAATTTGATGGCATTAAGTTGCAGACTATTCATCGACAAGCTGGTGATAGTAACATCATCTTCAATGGCAAACGTATCATAGAAGGTACTGTACCATTAAAGAAAGAAGATTTTGCTATTAAGATTAGTGATGAACCAGTAGAAACTATACTAGACTTTATCCAAGAAAATTTAACAAACAAAATTGACTATGGCATTACTACTAATCAAATCATTTCACCTACCAAAGTAGGTTGGGTAGGTTGTGAAGCACTTAATGCTGCCATTCAACAATTACTGCAGCCGGGAAACAAAGATTATATCCTTGCTGAACGTCAGAAGTGGAGCAACATTGAAGAGCAACGATTCTATATAGGTGACAAAGTTATCTTTACTGTTAACAACTATGCTATCGGTGTGTTCAATGGAGAGACAGGTATCATTACTAAGTTCTTAGATAATGGTGGTATTATTGTAGACTTTGGCGACAAAGATATAGATATACCAGTGTCATTAGAGATGGAAGGTAGACATGGTACTTACTATATGAACCCACAAAAAGATTTAGACCTTGCTTATGTTATCACTACTCACAAGTCACAAGGTAGTGAGTATGATCGTGTTTGTTATATCATGAATAGATCTAGGTCTTACTTACTTAATAGAAAGAATTTCTATACAGCAATCAGCAGAGCAAAGAGTCATGTTACTGTTATCACTGACTCTAAAAGTCTCAATCTTAGCTTATATAAAAAAGGAGATAAGTAATATGACAGATACTGATGGAAATTTAGACATATTATCTGAAGCACTAGCTATAGTACGAACAAGAGAGAAAGCATATGGAGAAGCATCAGAAAATTTAGAACTTATTGCTTCTTTATGGTCTATGTATTTAGGTGTAGGTATTAATTTACATAATAAAGATGTAGCTCTTATGATGATATTGCTAAAAATTGCAAGAGCTAAACATCCATTATTTCATAAAGATAACTACGTAGATATAGCTGGTTATGCTGCCATTGCAGCAGAACAAGACGAACAAGGAATTTAATATGGCTGATACAGTATCAGAAGCATGGCTTATGCGCGAGTTTACTACTAGGGCTAAAGCCTGTTTGTTAACTGTTAACTGTTTAGGATGGGGCGATCTTAATAGTGAGATCTGTATCATTGGTGAAGCTGTTAATGAACATGAAGCTGCAATGAAAATGCCTATGGTAGGTGGTCGTGGTAGACTACTATGGGACACACTACGTCCATTAAATATAGAACGATCAGATTGTTATGTTACTAACGTGGTAAAAAAGCAAACATCTATGTCTTCTAAAGTAGATGCCAAAAGTCCTGTTAAAAAATCAGAGATAGAACATTGGGAAGGCTTATTAGAATGGGAGTTAGATCACTTACCCAATCTTAAATACATTCTTTGTCTTGGCAACTTTGCATTACATGCTTTAACTAATGAAGAAGGTATTACCAAGTGGCGTGGTTCTGTCTTTGATTGTAAGGTAGGTAGACAACAACGTGTTGTTAAAGTAATTGTATCTAATGAACCCGGACATATCTTACGTAATCTTTCTATGGAACCTATGTACAGATTTGACTTAGCTAAACTCAGGAGAGTAATGGATGGAAAATTCAGACAACATAATATTAACGGAATCATTAACCCAAGTTATGACGAAGCTATCAGATATATCGATAAGCTTGAGCGAGACAGTGAACCAATTGCTTTTGATATCGAAATTATTGCCAACGAAACAGCCTGTATTGGATTTGCCAACAATGCCTATGAAGGAATATGCATTAACTTCCGCGACGGATCTAAAAACAGGTACGATCTACAACAAGAAAGACTTCTGCGTGATAGAATCCAACGATTCTTTCATAATAAAAGTAATAAATTCATAGCACAAAACGGTTCGTTTGACTGTGGTTGGTTATGGTTCAAAGATAGAATACGTGTTCCAGAATTATGGTTCGATACTCTATTAGCTCATCATACTTTGTACCCTAGTATGCCACATAACTTAGGTTACTTAACTGCCCAGTATACTGATCATCCATACTACAAAGATGAAGGTAAAACTTGGCGCGAAGGAGGTAACATCAATCAGTTCTGGCATTACAATGTCAAAGATTGTTGTATTACATGGGCTGTGCATAAACAATTACATAAAGAATTAATCAGCCAAAAACTAAATGAGTTCTACTTTTCTCATGTGCAGCGACTACAGTCTCACCTAGTACGTATGCAAGTCGGTGGTGTACTAGCTGATATTTCACTAAAAGATAAAATAGCAACAGAACTCAAATCAGAATTAGATGATCAACTCAAAGACTTCCACAAAAAAGTACTCAAGCTTACTGGTGATCGTAGCTTTGTACCCAACCCTAAATCTCCCAAACAATTACAAGAGTTATTCTTTAACTACTTAGGTCTAGTAGGCAGAGGTAGTAGTACTAACAAAGATAATCGTCAACGTATGATCGACAATCCCAAAACATCTCCAGAAAAGAAAGAGTTATTAATAGTACTCAATGATTATCTTACTGAGCACAAGTTCTATAGTACATATGCTACACAGAAAGCTGATCCCGATCATCGTATCCGTTGTGAGTATAAACAATTCGGTGTGCAATCGGCACCTGGGCGACTAAGTAGTAGTAAAACTTTATGGGGTAGTGGCATGAATTTGCAGAACCAACCTCATCGTGCTTATCCTATGTTCATTGCAGACGATGGTTACATGCTTAGTTACTTTGATCTGCGACAAGCAGAAGCTAAAGTTGTTGCATACATATGGGGTGTCCAAGGTCTTATAGAAAATTTCAAACGTGCAGAAACAGAAGATGGCTTCGATGTACATAGAGGTAATGCTGCACGTATATTCAAATGTGACTATGACGATGTACCTAGTGGTGATTGGGATGATGATCTTAAACCAACGATTAGATACTTAGGCAAGCGTTGTGTTCATGGTCTTAACTATAGGATGCAAGCACCTAAGTTAGCAGAAGTATGTAACATACCAATGCAGCAAGCATACGAAGCCTTTGCATCTTATCATCGTGCCTTTCCAGAAATACAGAAAGGTTGGGCAGACACTATCAAAGAAGTACGTAATGATCGTATGTTGTTTACTCCACTAGGTCGTAGACTTATATGGTTAGAACGTCTTACAGAAGAAAGCTTTGATTCAGTTATTGCTTTCAAACCACAGTCTACTATTGGTGACAAAGTATCTAGTGTTATATACGAATGTCATGATGATCCTGAATGGCCTGAAGATGCTCGTATGTTACTCAATGTACATGATGCGTTGATCGCCATACACAAACCAGAGTCAGCTACCATAGTACAAAAGATTATGAAACAACATGCTGAAGCTCCCATTATGATTAGAGGAGAAGCAGTTAGTATAGGTACAGATTTCAAACAATCACAACCAGACGAACAGGGAGTACATAGATGGAGTACGTTGAAAAATATATAAAAAAGAGAGACCTATCTCAACCAGCTATTGATGGAGACTCAACTGATGTAGTGATTGGCCTTAGTATTTCTAATCAACATATACATTATCATGTAGAACATCTTGATATGTTTAAAGAGTTTGGGTCTTTGATTAGAAAGCAGAATCGTTGTGTTCAAATACTAGAGAAGATGTTTGAAGATAAGGATCGTATGTCTTTTAATCTAACCCTATTAGTAGATGGTTGTATTAGTGTACCTTGTCGTATAGTTGGTGCAAGACTTAGAGACTACGATAAGCATGATATACCGGCCAAGTTAATCTCACAAGAAATGTCTTATGCTCCCGAAACAAATACTAATCATCTATTCAAACAGCAACGTATATTAATTATAGACCATAAATATAGACCATGAACTATAAGAAGTTAGTACCTAAAGATTCATTCATTGGACAGTACATGGAGTATATGTCTGTAGTAGAAACAGCAGAGAGTTATGACTTTTGGTGTGCTCTCTGGGCAATAGGAGTAAATTGTGGAAGAACCGTATATATTAATCGTCCTAACAGCTTTGTTTATCTTAACTGGTATATTATCTTGGCAGCTGAGAGTGGCACAACAAGAAAGTCAACAGCTATTAGTGCTATCAGAAAGCTTATTTCTGAAGACTGTCCCATCATCACAGGAAAAACAAGTCCAGAGAATCTTGAAATACTGCTCCACCAAGAAACTATCAAATCGGGAAAGGCTGTTTCATCTCTTGCAATTAACGAACTCGTCACAATACTGGGACGAGAAGGATACATGAGTACAATGCCCGGACTTCTTACGGACTTATATGATTGTCCAGAAGTAAGAAAATCTCCGGGAACTATTAAGTCAGGAGAACTAACACACAACAACGTCTATGTTAATTTCTTATCAGCATCAACACCTTCATGGTTAGTAACAGCTATTAATCCTAGTGTTATAGAAGGTGGATTTACTTCAAGAGTTATATTTGTAGTAGATGATGCACGAAAGAAATCAATAGCATGGCCTAAACAAAGGGAAGAAGGTGAAGATGAACGAATTAAAAGAACTCTCACAAAGAGTTGCGATGCTGCAAGGGTATTGGGATCAATCGGGATCTCAACAGGAGGACTTAAAAAGTACACTAATTGGTATAATTCCAGACCTTCTCATACCGATCCTTTCCAATCCAGCTTTGAAGCTAGAGAAGACGACCACCTCTTACGACTCGCTGGCTGTCTTGCCATTAACGATGGAGTGCTGGAAATACAAAGTAGGCACATTGGGTATGCAAGTAAAATTATCTCTTCAGTTAAAAGTGGTGCAACACAGTTATTCGGAGGCGACTTCTCAGTTAGAGCTAGACTTACAAATGCCATCAGTAGAGTAAGAGAAATATTAATAGAAGTTGATCAAGATGGTATTAGACACAGTGATTTACAAAGAAGAATAGTAAGACGAGCTGACGCGAAAGAACTTCGTATGCTTATAGATATTATGCATGAGTGTGGAATGGTACAGATCTTTGAAATGAAACGAGGACGGATGTATAGAGCCACTAGAAATATAGAAAAGTTTGGTGTTACTTCTGAAGTCTTGAAAAAATTGAACCTTTCGACAAATTAGCTCGTGGCTTATAGTTAGTGAAATCAACAGTAACATCTCTTCCATATTCTTTAGTTAGATAGTTACTTAATTCAGCTTCGAATTCATGTATTACAGATAATTGTTGCGCCTTTAATGCTTTTATTTGTAAAGCTGCTGCATCCATTAATTCTCTTCTAGCTTTACTGTTTCCTAAATTAGTTGAATTAGGAATAGTTGATAAATCTTTTCTAAGTTTGGCTATTTGAGAATCTAATTGTCCTATATTAGAGTCTATTTGTTTAGCACTAGCAGCTAATTCTAAATTAATAGGATCATCTGGTGGTATCATAGTATTACCAGCAATAGGTTGCCCATCAGAATAAGCAATTCCCCCACCAATATATCCATTACTCATGTCAGTTTTTAATTGTCCTAAAGTTTTTCGAGCAGCAAATAAATTAGTTGCAATCTCATCATTAGGATTAGCATGTAATGTCTTTCCCCAAAGTGGTTGTAAATATCTTACCTGACTTTTAGCTGAGTCAGCTAATGATGATAATCCTTCTCCAAAAGCTCCAGCTACTGAAGTATCTTTTCTTGTTATTCTTGATCCTGTTGCTTCTATAAAGTTTACATATGCAGATCCAGCAGCACCAAAAAGATCTTGAATTACATTAGTTAGTTGTCTGTTTATTACACCTTCAGCATGACGAGTCTCACCATTTCTACGAGTAACACGCTCACCTTTTCCTAATGGAATATTCCTCATTACAGAAGCAGTTGCTCCCCCTTCACCTTTTTGTTCTACAGAAAGACCTAATCGAACATCAGCATTAACAGCAGAAAAAGCTGCAGCTATTGGTGGAGGTATTGGAACATCAAATACTCTTGCTAATGGAGTAAGAAATTGACTTCTATTAGTTTTGTTTTGGTCAACAGATCCTATATCTCCTACGTCTGATAAACCAAATATAGCATCCATACCTTCCATTACTATTCCACGAAATAATCCCCACTCTGGTGAAACAGGAACAATCACAGCTTCCCAAGGAGGTTTACCCGGAAGAAAATAAATAAAGTTATCTGCTCGTTGTTGAGAAGTAAAAGCGTTCCAATAATAATCATTGTATGTCCATGTTTTATTTGGATTATTTGGATCTTCCCAAGGAGGAAAACTCTCACTCATTATTTGTGTATTTAATATTTCAGTTACAGTAGGTATTCCTATTAATGCACTAGCTCCCATCATGAATTTGCTTGGATTATGTTTTATTGCTCCTCCAATACTTGCCCATGATTGTACCATTGCTGCTGAAAACGGAACAGAATTGTGTATTATTTTAGCAGCTTGAGAACCTCCAACTCTATTCATATCTCCAGCAAGATCTTTGCTTATATCTACAGCATCTCTAATATCTTGTGTACTAACTTTCTTACCAGAATTTTGTATCTTTCCTATATGTTTTACCATTGCACCGTAAGCTGGACCTTCGTGCCATGCATTATTCCATGAATTCCATAAACCTTTTAATAGAGTAAAAACATCAGAAGTCATACTATAGTTTTCAAAGTTCTTTCCCATAGTATTAAATACTTCATCAACAGAATTCTTTCCTATTGATCCTATACCAGTAACAGTACGACCTGTCTCTGTACGTGCTCTATGTATAGTTGAATCTAATATAGCTTTTTCTAATCGTTGTTGTAATTTAATCTGCATTTGTGGAGGAACACGACCAGCAGCAAGATGAGAAGAAATTCGTTTAGATAAAAAGTTAGCGATATCACGCGATCCATTTATTATTAATAGTCTTCCTGTTCCTGATAATCCTTGTCCGACAGATTTAAATCCAGCAGCTATTCCATCTCTTGCTGCAGTATTTATTGCTACTTGTTGTGCTGAATATAAATGTGATATAGGAGCAAATAAAGATAAGTTACCAGTAGTTCCTCTAGTCATTAAATTTTTCCAATGAGAAAATGAATTTAATACTTGGCCTAGTTTAGGATCTAAATTTAATGCTGCACGAACTCCTTTATCCGGCACATGATACACACGTATTTCACCAGCTTCGTGTACTGTTACTAACTCATCACCATTCTTACCATTTTTTAATGCTTGTAGATCTCCGTCTTTAAATTTACTTCCTGATTTTGTATCAACAGTAACATTAATTCTTGATGTATCATCTAAATTAGATGCTCGACCTACATAAGTAACTTCTCCCATAGATTCATCTTTAACAGTTCCTGTTCTTACTGGCTTTCCAGTTAAAAAATCTGTTTGTATATAATTACCTTTAGCATCTTGTCGATGTCTTACTCCAGCTAATGCAGATAATACTCCTCCTTTAAAACTTTCATCGTTAGCATGCTTAATAGTTGTAGCAGAATATTGTTCTAAAGCTTCTATTGGATTTAAGTATTCTGATTGAGAACCAACATTTCCATCAAGAACTGCACCTTTACTACTAAATTCTGAAGGAACTTCTCCAGCACTTCTGACTGTAGGAGTACCAAATAAGTAGTTTTCTTTTATTCTCTTTAAAAATGATTGTTTATTTCTAGTATATAATGGCATGTGACTTAAACGACCATTTACTGTAGCAGTATCTCTAAAGTTTTTTGCTTCTTTAGGAGTAAATACACCACGATGTACTTGATAATCTAAAAGATCATCAAAAGTTTTTGAGGTATCATCCATTAATTTTTTAACTTTAGTATTGTTTCGTGCTAAACGAATAGTTTCATTTAACTTTTCTTCTGGTCTAGCAGATTTCCAAAGTTTTCCTCCACTTGCTTGTCTAGCAGCTAACTCTGCATGAGCAAACATAGCATCATCAAATAATTGAGCATCTTCTTTTCCTAAAGCTCTGCGATCATTATATAAAGTTCGTAATGATATTACAGGTTTACCATCTCTAGGTTTAAAATTTTGTCCTAGTTCCCCTGTCTCTTTAAATTCTTCTACAATATCAAAAGAGTTTGTATGAGCATTATGTTGTACTTTTGCTATGTCTTCTTCTGATCTACCTATATTACGTAATGCTGTATTAATAGCGCGTACTTTATCTACTCCTCCAGCGATTTTATTATCTGCTACATTTTTGAGATTGCCATACTTTTCTATTTGAGTTTTCCAAGCTTTACGTCCTCCATACAAAGTACCAGCAGCTGCTAAAGCTAATCCTATATATTGAGCAGTGTCATATTTATCTTGTTCAGCTTGTACATCACGATCTAGTTGTCTAAATTTCTCTACAGCTGGATTAACATTACCTGTATTACCAGACATACTAATTGATGGTATATCATCTAATTCATCATCAGGAACAGGAACAGGAGTAGATAACATTGCCGGACTAGTATTAGAACTAGTAGTAGTATAAGTTTGTGATGAAGTTTTTGGAGCATCTTTGCCAGTTAATGCTTTTTCAGAAAACATTAGTGGAGCATTAGGATCATCTGATGCTGCACGTATACCTTGTTCAATACCAGTACCAAGACCAGCTTGTATACCAGATCTCATGCCATAATTTTTAAGTCCTTTAGCTGTGGTAAAACCTTTTTTAATTCCATAAGGCATTTTTACTGCAGGAGTTAATACGTTAAATGCTCCTCTACCTACTTTAGCTAATTTTCCGGCTCCTCCAATAAACTGCATGCCAGGTGGTGCAACAAAACTTCCTAGTAATCTAGCTGCTTGATCTTCTGTTGATACAGGTCTAGCAATTCCTAAAGATTTATTTATATCATCTTGCCATCCCATACCAGTATCTAGTAAATCTTTATCCCAACCAGATGACGCTGCTTCAGCAAAGTTTTCTCCAAAGCCCTTATCTCCTGTCATAGTATTCCAACCAGCTTGGATTCCAGAACCAGCTAAACCAGCAAGCATAGGTATACCTGTTCCTATATCTGTTATACCAGCAAGAAATTGTTTTCCGGGATCGGAAGGACGAACTTGTGTAGCTGTACCTTTACCCGACATACTAATGGAAGGGATATCTTCTAATTCTTCTTCTGGTACTGGAACAGGAGTAAATTTAGCCACAATTAAGGCTCCATATACATTAATACACCATCAACTTCTGCGGCTAATCTTCCTCTATGAAGTCTAACATTAGTAATTTTTTTATTTTTAAATTCAGGATTATTTTTTATACTATCCATAACAATTGCTTCTAATTCTTTTTGAGTTGCTTTCTCCCCAATTTTTGAAGTTTGAGGATCTCCTTTAGTTTGTGTTTTGTTATATCGTTTGAATTTTTTGAATCCAACATCTTTATCTCCAGCACTAACTCCAGATTCTTCTGTTCCTGCCTCATATTTTACACTAGCAAGAGCCTCAGCAACTGTAGGACTTTTTACTTTTGATAACGGTCTAGTTATATCTGTAGCATTAACCATAGTGTCTCCGGAACGAGGCGCAATACCTTTTCCTAATCTAGCTAATGGTATCAATGTTGGAGCTATTTTACTTATATCACTTATTTTTGCTCTTTTGTTTAATCTATTAAGAACAGTTGGTGTTACTCCAAGACCTCTTGCTAAATCTCCAATGTTTTCAGTAATACCTAGTTGAGCCATAGTTGCTCTGTTATTAGCATTAGTTCTATTCATTGCTCCTCTATTAGTCATTTGTTGAGTAGCAAGTCCTTGTCTCATACGAGAAAGATTATCACCAGAACTAGCAGCCATTCTAGCTAGAGTAGGATCAGCTGTTAAATTAGCAAAAGGATTTATAGGTGGTCGTTCAGCCATTATAAGTACCAATCCCCTTGATTACCCATTTGTCTAGAAAATAGTTGTCTCATCAAAGCATTATTTTCTTTTGTTGCTGCTTGATTTTGTATGTCTTTAAGTATTGCTTGTCCTCCCATAAAAGGAGCAGCACCACCAAGATCAGCTATTTGTGTTGCTGGAGGAGTTTGTGCAACTAATTGAGCAGCAGCAACTCCGGGAGCACCAGATGTATATGCTGGAGCTGGTGCTCTTGTTGTTAGGTTTCCTAATCGAGCATTGACATTAGCAAGATCATTAGACATAGATTTGTCGAATAATCCTAAAGCATTTTTTTCTCTATTAAATTTGTTGGCATCACTAAATTCTGCTAAAGCTCTTATAGTAGCTGGAAGTTCGCCAGTATTATTTACACCATCAAACTTTCTTCGTTGTGCTTCTAATAAAGTATTAACACCTCTATCAAATCTTCGTTGTGTTCTACTAATATCTCTATCAATTACGCCTTGAGCATCAGCTACAGTAGGAAGTTTAGGATTAAAGTCTGTAAGTTTGTTAGCTTGTGTAGCTCGTTTAACATCTCCGAAAGAAGTAATACCTCGTGTTTTGGCAGCATCAGCACCACCTACTTGATTGACATCAAATCCTCCGTCATCTGCTCGTTTAGTAATACCAAAATCAGTTTTAGATTGTAAGGCATCTAATCCTTTTTCTTGGTTTGCAGCCCTTGCAGCTATGTTAGCGCGATTAGCATCAGTTTGGGCATCAGCAGTCATCTTACTGCCTATGATGCCCATCAATCCCCCACCAATAGTTCCTAATAAACTCATCTAAAATACTCCACTTCCTCTAGAACCTAAACCACGATTTCTACTGGTTCTTGCTCCTTGAGCTTCCCTTGCAGCTATCGTGTCTAAGAATGTTTGGTTTGATGGCTGACCAGAGACTACTCCCTGTACTCTACCACCTTTTGCTAAAGCATCACCAGAACTAAATAATGGTTCATTACCTATAGCATCGCTAATATCCCCTTGTAAAGATTGACTTTTATCTTCTATTAATTTACTGCGTTGTTCAGCAAATGGAGATACATCGAATAGATCATCTCCTAATTTAAAACCACTAATACCAGCTTGTGCCGTATCTTTTAATGCACTTATATCTTTACCATAACCTCCAAGAACTCCTTCACCTATCTCTCTAACTCTTGATGTTGCTGCTGGAGTTTGAAAATCTATGGCTTGGTTAGCTGTTCTACCACCTGTAGGATTATAATTACCTCTAGCAACAGCAGAAGATATTTGTTTTCTAGCTGGAGCTGCACGTTCTTGTACTATACTATTTATAATACTATCATCTAATGGATCGAAAGCATTACCAGTAAATACTTGATTTAATCTATTAGTAGCTTGTCCTCGTAGATTAGTAGTTTCATCATCTAATAATCCTTGGCCTAAAAAGTCAGAACTAAAAGCATTATTAAATTGATTCTGAGTGATATTATCACCAAGTTCTTGGTCTTGTCTTGTTAATCCTCTACGTATTATATCATTAAAGTATATATCACTTATGCCCGGATTAATTGTATTACCTTGTGTTTTTCCTATCAACTCTTCTAAAGCAGCTTGTCTGTTAAAAGCTCCGGGATTAATATTAGGATCTAATGTTTGTACTGGTGGAGCTGTTTGTCGTGGATCATTTCCATAATCAATATCAGGAATATCTTGAAAGTTAGAAAGATAATTTCCTTCGGCATCTCTATTTACTCCAAAAGACAAACCAAAACGATCTAAACTTCCTACTGGAGTTTCTCCTGTTAAACCACTTAGTAAAGCATTACCTATTGTTGCTGGAGTTCCTAATGGTCCAGCCATCCAACTAGGAACAGCTATTCCCATTGCTTGATCCATAGTTAGGTTATCTCGTGCTCCATCTTTATTAAACAGCACATCTAATGCTTGTGGTCCCCATTTAGTATAATTAGGATTAGATGCATCTCTAAAAACATCTTGATTTTGTTGAAAATCTTTGTTTGCTTGATCTATAAAATCATTAAAAGGTTGTGGTGCTGATAAAGATCCTTTAGATAAAGCAAAATCTGTAGCTTCTTGTAAAGCATCTCCTCTTACTCCACGATCTATTAAAGCACTTTGAAATCCAAGAACACTACCTCGATACTCATCTTTTATATCTGTAGTAAAGAGTCCTTGCAATGGTCCTTCTGGTCTTGAATCTACATATTGTTGAACTTCTGGAGGTAAAGCATTATATTCTGTTGTTCCTCCTGAAAGACCTTTATTTTTATATAATTGATCTTGTGCAGCTTGTTGACGAACTAATTCAGCCACATTTTGTTTAGCTTTTTGTTGTGCTTTAGCTTGAACGACTGAATCATTCCAACCAATATCATCCAACCAACCTTGAAAAGCATCCCAAGACAAATCTTCAGTGGCATCAGCTACATTACTTGGTCCATATGAATCAGCCATTAGCTTTTCCTAAATAAAATTTCTTCATCTTTTCTACGCCTTACTAATCCTCTAAGAATCTTACCACCAGCCCTACGCCATTTCCAGAATTCATTAGCTGCTCCAGTAAAATCTTTTCTATTTAGTTTCATTCTTATTGTACTACTTCTAAACTTTCCACTACCTACATTATATACTAAACAACAAACTGCTGAAAACTGATTTACCGTAAGTGGCTGCTTAACCAACCTTGCAACGGCATTTTCAGTTTGGCGAAGTTCTCTTTTAAGTAAGTATTCTGCTTCGTCTTGGGTAATATCTCTATGATTGCGAGATAACCTAGAGTGATCAAGACCCCAAATAGAACCAAAACCGATAGTAGGTATACCAATAGGGTCGAGATAACACCGAAGACTACATCCTTCATATTTCTTAATAATTTCAATACCTTCGTCATTAGTTCTCACTTCTTAAATTGCCTTCCTCCAAACCAGAAAGCTAAGATACTAGCCCACATAGCCATAATCTGTTCATCCCAAGCAGCAACTAGTGCATCTCCGGGAGCAACACCATTTTGTATTAACAAATAGTAAGTTGTTACTTCTATTCCGATGAAGAGGGCCATAAATAAATAAGTAATAACAGGACGAACAGAAGCCCGAATAGCATTGACAAACCCCCCACCATCAAGAGAAGCATCATGCTCATGAATAGTTTCAACTTCTCGTATATTTGCATCAATAGCTGTTTTATCAAGTTGTATCTCAGCTTGTCGTGTCATTATTTCTAGTTCATGTTTCTTATCTGCCTTGTCTTGGAAATAATCCATGACTCTTGGAAGAAAAGATGTACCAAATCCTAGAACACTTCCTAATAATGTTAAGATTTTTTTGCTCCCTTCTTTTTTCTTTTAGGTTTTGGAACTGGAATATTCATATTCTCAGCAATAGGATGTCCTTGAGGTTTTTCTACAAAGAAGATCCAACGTAAGAAATCTTTAAATGATTTTATATCTTTATAAGTCATTGTTTTTCCTATCATTTTACTTAGGATGTGATCCATTGTGTATACTTAATAATGTATCTGTATCTCTACGTAATGCATTAACTCTATGTTGTAAGCCTTCTAATTCCCTGGACCTTGTTGCCATTTCAGCTGGACTTAACATTGATCCTAATACTTTTACTTGATGTTGCATAACAGCATCTCCTGATTCTGTAGCATCTAATCTAGTATTTAAAGAAGCAATCTCAGCTAGAACACCTTTTAAATCTTCTTGTATTCTAGCAACAGTTGACTTGATAACAGCCCATGTTCCAGCTAATCCAGCAAGAACCGTAGCAAAGGTTAGTATTTCACGAGCACCAAGTTCCATTACTTTCTAGCCCACCAAATGTAAGCTCCTACTCCTACTATTGTTACTATTAAAAATATATATCCAGCAACCATTTCTAAAATTTTATAAAGTTTCTCATTTGCTTCTTGTTTCTTTTCATTTGCTTTTTTAGTTTCTTTATTATGTTCTTCTATTCTTATTCTTCTTTCTTCAA